CTTAAAAATTTAAAAGTTGTGTTCGTATGTCATAAACCTACTTCTCGTCGTTTCACTCCTCGAAGTGGAGCCGATGGGTAGGGGGTCATAAAAAGATGACGCCTGTGTCATAATTTAGGCTAGGGTACCTGAACCGATACCCTAACCTATAAGCTATGTTAGTCGCTTACTGATATGTAAGTTGAACCATTCCTAGTTTGATATGATATCTCATTACCATCAACATGCGATTGGACTAATATACAGTCTTTAGCTTTGGAAGGACGCCACAAGTTAGGCATAAGTTTGTCAACGGCTTCAATGACTGTTGATGCACTTGGCTTTCTATGTTTCAAGCTAAGCACTCTAACAGTATCGTTTACACTACAAACATACTTGCCACCATGTTGCTCTAATATAGATTTTACATTTTTAGTTAGAAGCTCAACTTGTTTCTTAAGCTGGATATTGTAATCTCTTAGAGCTATAAACTCTTGCAAGATATCTTCCTCACTCATTGACTTCTTACCGCTTGCGTCGTTTTGCATTTTAATAATGCTATTTGTTAAGTTAAATTCCATTCTCTTTACCTCCATGTAATTGTTAATAAAAGTTAACTGTCTATATATTACCATAATATTCTATTATGGAAACAACTAATTCATTGTTATTAGTAATACCCTAACCTATGTATGTATATGTATGTTTCATGCTGCATCGAACCCGACATCCCGACCCGATTAAGGAAGCGAGGTCAATGACGACGCTTCCCCAACCTAGGTTAGTTAGACCTGAACAACCTCAATGATATCATCAACATAGATGCTACCATGTTCATTGAATAGGCCAATATCTTCTCCATAAACATGGACTAAAAGAATTTTCTTAAATCCTCTACCTTGCTTAATACTTTCATAAGAAGTTGCACGAACTGGTACGCCCAAGTGCTTGGTCATAAGTTCAGTGCCTTTTTTGATGTTTTCAAAGTTTTCAATCATGTCGTTTCCTTTCATTTAATAATACCATATTATCCTGGTTTGTTTTGGAATGCAAGTCTTGGGTCAATAGAAAGGATAAGCATTGACCCAAGAACGAAAGAGCTTAGTTTTAATAAGCTCTTTCTATCCCGAGCGATCAAACGGTTATCCATATGTAACCGATAATCGTTGCCATGATACACCAAAGCACAAGAATGAATTTCATAAAGTTAAGCATGTCTACCACCAACAATCGTAATAAACATGACGACCCTTCTTGATTTGTTTTTCTGCCCAGTCGCAGAAAGTAACATCATCATCCTTGTAATAAGTTACTTGGTCATCCTGAAATTGATGACCCCAAAACATTCCACCCTCGCTCTCGGGTAAGTTCTCTTCTTTAACACAAGTGCGAAGATTTGAAATATCTTCCAACGATAACTCTAATGGGTCACAATTAAAATCTTCTGAGTTTCTAAGAGTGCCATTCTTCTCAGCTATCTCTATCATAAACTCATGAAGTTTTGCGTGCTTTCTCCATTGGAAATCACCATCCCTTTCATAGTTGTCTGCTTTGTAGTCATTTTTAGTTATTGGGTGGTCACAAGCCCACCCGTATTGGTCTAATCCCATAATTTTCTCCTTTCGATTAGTTAGGTATATAATACCATGTTTTGTTTATCACTCAACGATTTTTCCCGGGTATTTATCTACCTTAACCGAAGGTAGATATGAGAAAAGAGGGAGTCGGATATTATAACCCGACTCCCGACATCAGCTAGATGTCTAACGATGCGTTGTCTAAACGCTCTTCTATATCTTCTACTTTACATTCAATATTTGATACTAAATCTTGAAGTTCTTCTAGCTGATTGTCAGCCCCTGGCTCAGGAGCTAGAGCTTTAAGATATCTAATAAGCACATCTTTTAACTCTTTTTCGATTGTTTCTAAGTGATCCATATCATCACCTCCTTTCATTAAATATATAATACCATGTTTCCCGGAGTTGGGGAGATTAAATTGGCGGCTATTCCAGGGACCTTAACCCAGTATATAGGGTCGAAGCTGCTATTACGCAGCCCGACCCGACGACCCGACCCCGACTATTTGACCGCTTCAATAATGACATTGTCTTTATCTTTGTCATAACATCGCAAGCAATCGATGCACCGTTGGCCCGTACAATTTTGTTTTTCGGGTTCAAATTCGGCCCATACATTATTAAAAACCTTGTCAAAGTTTTTCGGCGGTTCGTACATAACATTGTTAATTTTTGGATTGCTATAAACCATAATGACATTTTCGGGTATATCATTATTTTTTACATACTTATTAATAAGGTCTTTTCTCTTAGTCCAAAACCCGAATGTGGTTTTGGGGTTATCTTTTGCAATGTTCATGAAATTAATTAAATGATTCATCGTATCAAGCTCACCATGTTGTGAAAACCTAAAATAAGCGTCGTTTAACTTTGTCGTGACATTGCCACCTTGCCGATAAACAAACTCAGTAATAATATTATTTTCTAAAACTTCCGTGTTATGTTGTAGATATGGTTCTAAGTTTTTATTATAAGCAACCTCTAATGATTTGTGACTATAACAAAACTTACAAATGATATCACCTTTGGAATTATACATTTTATTACAAAAATCATTCGTTTTTGTATTCGTTCCAATGGCACGAAAACCAGCCAGCTTACCGTTTAATTTTGATACATTAATTATTTGCATAACAGACCCCCGTTTCAATTAGTGATTGAGCTTGTCGACCGAACGATCCTTGCAATTGCCAAACTAAACCCGTGTCGATTAATAGTTGCCATGCTTCAATATATCTTTCTTCTGTAATATCCTCATGATTCGCAATTCCTTCTGCTATCATTACGGCTTCATATGGTGTCATTTTTTTGTTCCTTTCCTAAAAGTTAATAACAATATGTTATACCATGTTTTGTCATGTAGTGTAGTAGTTTTGGTTGTAGTTCTAGTTCATAACTTGAACATAAACCTAAACCACTACACTATTACATAGCCCGACCCGACCCCGATATAAGCCGACCCCGACCCGAGATGACCTTGTTTCACTTTTGACGCATTTGTTTCATAGAAAAAAATAAGAAAAGCCCTCTCTTTGAGAGGGTAGGTTTATCACAAGAAATATCCCATAGAATTATCTATAATTAGCTTTGTTGACATATAAAATCATGGTATAAAATAGTATAACTTTAAAAGGAAATACAATGAAACAGTTTATGGAATATATGCCTAGCGATTTAATGTATCAAACAGAAAGATATTTATATTGGCTAGAAAAATTTAAGTTTATTAGCAACCGAGAGCAATTAGCATATTACTGTTCTCAACATGATATTGAGGAAAGGAGAAAATCATGACAACATTAATCTTTGAAGGAAAAGATTTAAAAGCTATCGCAAAAGATACTTTAAATGCAGATGAGTGGGAATTACCTTACGAATCTTTATACGAAGATAAAGATGAGGTAAAGCAGAAAAAAGCAATACCAAGTTTTACTCTTGTTAAAGATGACGGAATATATCTCATGAGTGGAAACACAAAAACAAAACTTTATAAAAATGGTAAAAACAGAATTTGCTATGCAAAAGGATATAACCCAACAAAAGAAGATGTTTGGGAAAAATGTCGTTATGCAGTCGGTGGTGATGATTTTGCTGAAAAGTTAGAAGTTAAAGAAACATGGATAGCATTACTATCAGAAAAAGAATGTGCATTAAAAGTTGAAGTGCATGATGATAGGTGGGAATTAAAGTTAGATAGAAAATATTTATTGAAGGAGATGAATAATGCCTAATTGGTGTCAAAACGAAGTGAGCATATTTGGTGATAAAAAAGAGATAAAGAAATTTATCAAATATATTAAATCAGATGAATCAGATTTTGATTTTAATAAAATTTACCCCATGCCAAAAGAACTAGAAGAAACCACGAGGGGGTCTGAAGATATGAAATCTGACGAACAAAAAGCTAACTCTAAGAAATGGAATATAGAGTTTGGTGCAGATAATTGGTATGATTGGAGAAATATGCATTGGGGAACAAAATGGGAATTAGACCCCGAAAGCATTAATCTTGTTCATGACGACCCCGAATATATAATAATAGAATTTCTTACAGCATGGAGTCCGCCCGAAGGAATTTTAAGTCGGTTAAATGAGGTCTTTAAATTTAATAAAGGAGAAGACGCATTATCTATTCAATGGTTTTACCGAGAAGACGGAATAGGTTATGCGGGTTATCTTGACCAAGATTTAGGAATTAATGGTGGGTCTTTTTAACAAAAGTGGGGTTAGAAATAACCCCACACAATTTTTATGGAAGGAGAAGAATAATGGGTAAGAGATTACTACCAAACAAAACAATTAGAGATAAAGGTAAAACTAAATCACATAGGAGACCAAAAATGGATCATGCAAAACTTAGAGGAACAAAATGGGAAAAATATGTAATTGACATTGAAGCTCGAGATTTAATTAGAAAAGAAAATATGAAAGCAAAAAAGCTGAAAAGGAAAGCCCGACAATGAAATATTATTTAATTAAACTTTCAGATAATGAAGAAGGGATTGTTATTCCTTCTTCTAGTCTTAAAAATCTTTTTAAATCATTACAAAATTTTATGAGTGAAGGTTGTTATTATGAAGATGACATACTTTCTATTGAGGAAATATAAAGATGGATAAAAAAGACCCGATTTTTAAATGGCATGAAAAATTATTAATGTATTTTGTTGCTTTGGTCGTTATCGCTTTTTTAATAATTATAGGTAATGTTAGGGAACAAAACGAAATTGATGAAAAAATACAAGAATGTTATCAGTTTTTAGAAGAACATGAGAGTCCGACTAATTAGTTATTAATTTACCCGATTTGTCTATTTCAATGCCCGATTGATGTTTGGCCTTATCTTGTAGTCTTTTAAGTTCTTTTAAGACTTCATCTTTAGATAATGACTCTACCCGACCATGTAATACGGCTTTCTTTTCAACTAGGAGACCGACTGCTTTCATTCTTAATTCTTCGGCTTTAATTGCCGGTCCCCAACTTCCATCTAATACAGCTGCATCCCGAATTGATTTTAAATCCCGAAGTGAACGATCTAATGTTACATTGTTTCTATGTTGAGCCTCATG